TTGAGCAGCAAATAGCTGACTATAAGCATAGGTAGCGGCTGGATCGTATTTTCCCTCAATGCTAATAGTTGCGTCATCCTCTCCCGCGATATACTGTTTAGACCCGTTTGAGTCCTTCGTAGTAACATCTATCATATCAGTAATGATACTCAAGTCGTGCGAAGTGGTCGCGTTAATTGTGGTGGTTCCCACACTCAATAATATACTCGTTCCGTTCGTAACTGCCATTCTTATATGTATTTAAAGTTCTTCAATTTGTAAGCTTAATTGTGTGACTTTCCGTATCTCTCTGTCATTATCAAACATAGTTGTAAAGTCTGTAATATTCTGAGTGTAAAAATAAACATTATTAAAAAGGGGTGATAAATCTAAACTACTCGTAACCGTGGGCTTAAGTAGCTCCAGAACTTTACTGTTATATTCGTTTATCAGCTTATTACTACCCGCAGGCCCATTCACGGGAATTACTACCTGAATAGTAATATTACCGTCTGTAATAAAGCGGTCCTTAATATCGGCATTGTTGCCGCTAAATGTACTTATATGAACATAGCCAGCGGCTACGCTGTCAGGCATTACAGAGTAGACGGGTATAGTTGTGCCGCTTACCGTTACGTTTCCATCTAGCAAGCTAAAAATAGCTTCGTAAACTTTGTTTGTGGGATCTTTCATATCTCAGGAAATAAGGCTTTTACTGTTTCAATATGCACTTTTGGGTATCGGTCGTGAAAAGTTGCGTAACCCCAAATATTAGTGTTACTCTTAACGTCTAAAACGCAAATATCTGCCGTGCTTATTACTACCGGAAAGATTCCAAATGTTGATATGTTGGCTTGACTTGTCATATCTAAGCCCCTGTTAATATCGTGGGGCCACATCTCGTAATCTAACAACTTAATAACTTTGTGAGAGATAAAACGCCCCGCGCCTATTAGCACGTTCTTGTGAGTGGTTAACACAAACTTACACGCGTCCTCCGTTCCTATCTCTGTAAAGTAAAGCCTATCAACCCCGAATACATCTATTTTGCTTTGCATTGCTGCTAAAGCATACTCTAGGTATTCATTAGTAATTAAATCATCACTACCGAGCTGTAATATATAATCAAAATCTATATCTCTTAAAGCCTCTAGCCCTATATTATGCTTGTTACCTAGTGGTTTGTTTTCGCATCTCACATACTCATAACCGTACTCTTCAATCTTAGCCTCGTCCTCGTCATTGGAGACCATGCAAAAGGGAATAATTTCTATTTGCTCAGGCCAAAAATCTTTAATTCTCTCCACTCCTTTTTGCCAAATGTCCAAGACCTCATGGCGGCCCCATACAGGGGTAAACACAACTATTTTAAAACTTTTTTGCATTCTTTTCAAGTGTTTCTTTTAGTTTTTCTAAAAGTTTAGGCATCTCATTAGCTACTGCTCCGTAGAAAAAATTCTGCGGTTCAAGGTTTACTTCCTTAATTCCTTTACCTTTAAACTGCATAGCAAAAGACTCAGGGAATCCAGCCCTGACTAAATCCTTTAAATCTACATTTTTTCCCGTGCCAAACTCAACATATGCGGAGTAATTAGCGCCAGAGGTGACCTCCCAAGTTAACCCGCCAGAGTATTTTTCAACTTTAATCTGAGATACGATGCCACCAAAATCAGTTGTTCTTCGTTGTAGTCTGCTTTTTATGTTAGTATCTAACTTATAAGCTGATTCCGCTAAATCTTTAGCTATGTCAGCCTTAGCTATTCTATTATAGGACTTTGCTTTTTCTGCAATTGCTAATATCTCGGATCTTTTAATTGTTGCCGTAATCATACGCCCGTAGAATAAGCAATAATTTTAACAGTACTCTCGTCATTGGTTAGGATAGTGTGAATAGTTAAGTTAAGGCCATTGTAAACGATTCTATACTTGTTTAAAGGCTCTGCACTATCTCCATTCCTATACCTTGCTATAATCTCGTAAGCGACATTGTACGCTAATTGATTAGTTCGCATTTCTCTATCTCCTCCCGTTTCGCGCACACTTCCCCAGGCGGTAAACTCCTCCGCGTAGCTTGTGGTAAACCCGCCTTGACCGTCTGATGTCTTGGTTTGAATATCGAAGCGGATCCGCTCACGCATTTTTCCTATGTTTACGCTTTTTGGCATTAAATAAAGGTTTTTTTGTACGGTCTTAAAATAGCCGTCACGCTATAAGGTAAAGAAGAAATCGATACGTCTACTGCGCTGTCTTGCCTGTTCTCGTACATTTCACCTGCAAGCATTTTAATAGCTTGCTTAATAGGCTCTGCTATTGCTGCGTTAGCTGCTGTATACTCTACTATGTAACCTTGATTAGTGCCAGAAGTTAAAGATAGTATTCTGTTTACTCTAATGTTCTTAACTTCTAAACCAGTGCTTACGAAGTCGGTTGTCGCTGTTTCCACACCGTTTACCCCTACGATCTTAACCGCGCTCACCGCTGTAACTGGGCTGAATGGCAGCACTAAGTTGTAATAAGTTCCTTCTGTGTCCCACGCTTCAAAATCATAGAAATAAGTCTTTAGTGACTTGGTTACTAAAGCTTGTCCTATAAACTGCTCAACTAGCATCCTTGCCGATGTTATAAGAGCAGTTATTAGATCGTCATCGGTTGTAAAGTCAACTCTTATAAAGTTCTTCAATTGGGCTAATGTAATCGGCTCACTTCCTGACTCGCTTACTAATTGGTTTTGAATAATCATTTTTTATTGAGCTTTTTTAGAGGCTTAGTTTTAAGCGCTTCTAATGGCTTGGTTACTTTTGCGCTAGCTATAGACTCACGAACAACGCAGATAGATATTAAGTAGCGGCCTTGCATATCGCTCACCTCGTACTTGTCACCCTTTGCTTTCATCTCGTGGTTTGGGTCTAAGTGTCCTCTAACAGTTTCAACTATCATAGTAATTATTTTAAACAAAAGTAACAAAAAAGCCCCGCACTATGGCGGGGCTTAATTTCTTGTCGGGTAAGGCTATTAAGAAATAGCAGTAATCACATCCGAGAAAGTATCAAAAAAGACAGCATTTTGGTAAGGCTTGGCTAACGCGAGTCTTTCCTCAATTACAATAGTAATCAAGTTTTTAGTCGCGTTATCAGCATCCTGATCGTAAAAGCGTACACTTGGCGCTTCACGTTGATATCCCATACCTGCACGGCTATCCATTACGATAAACGATCCAGCGGTTACGGCAGTAGAAACGAATACAGGAATACCTAACACAACTAGACGGCCATCAGCGGTAAAGTTGATTCTTTTTAGGTAATCGCCATCAGTAGCCTTTAAGCTAATGATTTTGTATAGCGTTGTCGGGTGAATCATTATAGCATTCATGTTGTACTCAACGGCAGCTAAAGCACCAGCGGCCGCAATAATCGCGTCAACTTCTTGGGCGTTAGCAATTCCTGAAAGACCAACATTAGCGGCAGTTAATAGGCCAGTTCCAACGGTTAGACCTTCTAATTGTAAAGGAGATCCTGTTCCGGTACCGAATAGTAATTGCTGATCTTCTTTGTCGTATAAATCCTCTAAACCTTGGAAGGTTAAGAAAGAAGACAAAGCGGGTAAATCGTTAATGATCTCCTCCGAAGTTCTGATAAAATGAGCAATCTTACGAGCGGGAGCGGTTTTTAATGCGATGTCTTTATCAGTCTGAGGTTTTGAAGCTCCACCGTTAACGTTATTGGCGCCACCTTCTCCACCTGTCTGTAATACATAAGGAACGTTGTCACCCGTCATTTGCCCAAATGCTAATACTTGGCGAACACGCTCTTTTCTGCGCACAGTCCCGAAGATACCAGGGACATAAGCATTATCCACTACTTGACCAGTGGTTGCAGTACCAAAAGTCATATTTGCCGCGGCTTTCATCTCGAAAGCACCCATGCTCCCACTTTTATAGCCTTGCTCTTTCCAAGACTTAATTTCGGCTTCTTGCTCCTTAAAGCTCTTAGCCAAATGGCCTTGTGTAGAGAGTACCATAGCTTTGTTTGCGCTGGCCCCTTCATTCTTAAGCTTCTTAAACTCTATTTCTAGGGTGTCAAGTTGCTTTTGTTTATCACCGTCTGACTTAGTAACCTCCGCTTTATACGCGTTTAGAGTTCCCTCTAATTGGCTCTTTAGTTCTTTTACTTTGCCTTCGTTCTTCTCAACTAAGTTATTGTTGATTGATTCGATCTGACCTTTTAGCTTCGTTTCTAAAGCTGAAATTTGTTCGTTAGGATCCATCTTTGATTTTGGATTAATTAAATTAATGATATATTACTAATATCTATAATCGGCTCATTCTTCTGAGTGCTTCGCGGCTCTGTAATAAGTGATTCATAACTAGATTTTATTTGAAACAGCTCAATTTCTAAGAGGTTAAACATCTCATCCGTTAAGCCTGAGCCTTTGCGAATTAGTTTAGTGATCTTATCCATTCGAGCCGCTAGGCTTACGCTTTCTTTTTCTCTTAACTCGGGGCTGCTCTTGATATTAACTACAGGTGTATCTCCATTACTGCCAAAGGTCAATACTGATCCCTCGAATAACATAACCTCTTTTACCTCGTTAAATTTCCCGTTGTATTTTTCTTTGTCGGCCATTGGCATATATCCTATGGAATGCTCGTTTAATATACCCTCCTGAATTAGCATTAAGGTATCTTTACCTAAAGTGCTTTGACTCATTTGAGCCACGTACTTAAGCCCTATTTCATCCTCGTATAGTTCAAGAAATTTACCTATTGGTTTATCTGTATTGTGACCGCGTAAAAATGCTATTTTCCTATTGCCTTGGCTTTTCGGTCCGCGCTCTTGGATTGACTTATTAAACGCTCCACGCATTAACATATCGTTATCGCTATCAACTACATCGAACGCGCTTAAGTAACCTTCTACGGTCATCTTAGCCATGTCTATGCCTTTGATTTGATTTACCCCTCTAAAGTCTTGCGTTTTATACATTCCTTAATATATGAGGCAAAAATAATTAATTGAATTTAGAGGTGTATTTCTGTATCTTTGGGGAAAACTATTAATGACCACTAGCGATCAAGTCGAGAAGTATTGTAATATTATCCGGAAGAAGTTTAGCACGAATAGGAAAATGTCATACCCGCGCAGGGTTAAGCATACCCGCGAAATGGTCTATTACTTAAACACAACCCACGCTAGGCAGTTAGACCCTGTTTACGTGCTTAAGGTCCTGTGTCTGGATTACGATAGGGGTCTGTACGATATAGAGGAGGAGGATTAAATCAAATATCTTCAATATCTTATAAAACCCGAAAAGCTAAAACACACCTACAATTTACCACCTCATTAGCCGGCGCGCCCATATCCCCTGGTTTTTGCATTTCCGCATCGTCAAATTTAAATGGTTCGTTAATTGGTAATTCGGTTCCGTTCATAGCTCTGTGACTATCCCGCTCCCGTCCATCTAAACGAGTAAGCCACGTTTTAGCCATAGGAAGCCCCGTTGCTTTCGCGCCCCTCATGCTCCCCTCATTGCTAGCGGTTAATACTTCCGTTCGTGCTATGGTTTGCGCTCGCCATTTATCTTTTCGCCATTGCTTGGGGAAACGACTCTCTAGCCGCTTGGCTGTTTCAATCATTCCTAGCCCCTCGTCGAACGCCTCGTCTGTGATCTGTTTAATTAGCGCTAAGGCTCTCTTTTTGCTTGTCTCGGTTATGGTTACAATCCGATCCCCCGCGTTTAGTAAAACCCAATTATTAACCTCGGCCTGCCATGCGAAAGAGAATGCCTCAGGGTCATCTACCAATGATCCTTTTTTAGTCACTAATTGAATACCGCTAGATTTGAAAGATCCTGCCGTGTCGCTCATAAAATCGGCCCCTACGCGATTGTAAAGACTTATGAATACTTTGTGTATTGGGTCTTTAGTGATTCGGCTAACTGCCTGCTCTACTTGTGGCGTGGTGAATGCGTATTTAAATGCATCTATAATAGGCTGGATCTGCTCGTCTAAGGCCTTTTGAAATTCACGGGTGTAATATCTGTCGTATCGTAATTTCTTACGGTCGATCCTTGCCCATTCTCTCCTTCTGTTCATCGGCTGCCTTGTTTAGTTTCTTGAGTTCGTCTATTACTACGTCTATTCTCAACATCCAAGAGCCTACCGCTCTTATTACTAGAATCCCGACAATAATAAAAAAAAGTCCTATTAAATATACCATAGTGTTTGTTTAATAAGACTTTTTTTATATAGGTGATCCCAAGGCGCCTTTATGATTAGCCAAGGCGTTTTGTTTATTATCCAAAATATACCGATAGCTTTCATTAACTCAAAAGCAAGTCTTCTAATGTGAGCTCTTAACCTAGTGTGATTGCTCATAATGTTGTTTTGTTTCCCGCAATATAAACCAAAAATAGTACTTTACAGCTATTTCTACTTATTAAAGTAATCAGCTCGTTGTTGTTTCATCTCGTCCGACTCCATAAAGCTCGCGTCTAAAGGTATCGCATTAGCAGGGTAAAGGTTTACATCTAGGCCGTCTAGCGAGGGATAGCCTTGCACTGTGCGCTTCTCGTTCTCTGTTAGCCAAGGCGCTTTGCTTAACCACTCCGTCTGCTCTTTTCGGTCTGCCTGTAATTCTGGGACGTTGTCAGTTACTATCACAATCTTAAGGTTCTTACCGTAAGCGGGCATAATAGAACGGTTGTATTCATCGGCAAAGCTCTGTACCATTGGCAACACTCCATCAACATACGAGATTTTCCTAGCCTCTTTCATGTTGTTGTAGGTGCTGCTATCCATTGAGCCAAATATTTGCGGCTGCACGTGAAAAACAGTACATAGCTCCTCCCTAGTCATCTTCGCGTCTTCGATAAGCGCAAGGTCTACTGGGTTGGCGCCAAAATTTAAATATCCATAATCGCCTTCTGACCATATTATGCGGCCCTTATTATCTGTGCCTCTGACTTTCTTGTCAAGTTGATTTTGCGCGGCCTTTATCTTGGCGTCTGTGAGCCCTTCCATCTCCTTGTCGAACTTTTTATAAAGCACTCCAAGAGCGCCCATGTTATCGAATGATTTCTTTCCCGCGTCTATATTGCTGTTTGATTTTTGTATCAATCTCCATGCTGCGCGTAAGGGGCTTATACCGTACACGTATCCGCTAAAATCAAAGTCATAATTAGCGTATCGCAAGTGCATTACCTCGTCGGGTGAGAAGTCATTTTTCTTAGACGCCCCGTTGTAATTTACCCTGTAAGCGCCAACGGGTTCAAAGTTCGTCCCTGTTACTATCTCGGTAATAGTAGCGGGTAAAACGTGCATTTCTAATATCTTACCCTTGTTGATTCCGTTTTCAATCTTAGGAGCATAAACGTAGCTATTCCCGTCTATCTCCTTAAACCCGTAGAGCTGTTCAAAGTACTCTTGCTTTCCTTGCCATTGGTTAGGGTTGTAAATCACGTCTAAGGCCTCATGGTTAGGATAGTAAACTTTCTCGCCTCCTGGTTTTGTTTCGCATACGGTGAAATCTACTGCAGCTGCCTTCTGTGCTTTCCATTGGATAATAGCATAAACTAAGGGGTTGTAGTTGTATCCTTTTTCCACATACGTCTGAGTATTATCCCCTTTGTAGATCGGGACGTTAGAGCCCATCCATTGCATAAATAGCGCTTGGTTAAGCTTTTGCGCTGGGTCAGTTAGTTGTTTTATAACTTCTAAATCATTTCCCTTTTTACTTCTAAACCTATCTAATATGCCCATATTACTCAAATATAAATTTTCTTTTCCCTACTCTATTTTTCTCAATAATCCCCGTTAATACATCGGGCGCGTCATCGTGCTTGTTTTTG